ACACCTTCAAGATGACCATGCTTCTCTTTAGCTATGAACAACGCCAACATCATATTGGTAAACCCATTGCCCAATGAAGTGCACATGTCACCTGACATACGACGACCTCGACATCGAGCACGAATTCCGGTACGTGTACGCATAGAGTTAACACCTTGTAAGACAGAGCAAATGAAATCAGCGTCAGAAGGATGACTTTTCAAACACCACTTATAAAGAGCACACTCACAAATACTCAAAAATAAAGGCGTGAAATGACTTTCATATGCTGTAAAATCGGTAGCGTAGAACCGATTACCTGCCTTGCGAAGGGAACTTATGTATCTCGGGCGATCAACAACAGGGATATGCTTAATAAACATAGGTAGTTTGAAAACCTCCTGTTCAATCGCCTTAAAAAACGGACCAGACCACGCCTTGAAGGGACGTGCACGCGAATTGATCATGCGTGCATGTTTCCACTGCACAAACGACTCAGATTTGACAAAGGAGTCGATGTGACGGCACTGCCTCAAGGTAGGACGCCCACCTCGCAAATCAAAATGGGCTTCACGCATCCGATTCTTCTCATCTTCATTATACGAGGTGGAAAAGAGCCATTCCTCAAAACCCAACGGTTCAACATGTTGTATGTGGTCTTGAATCCAGCCATTCACAAATTGCGCGAATCGATTCAGCTTGACGTAATTGGGTGTGGGTAAGTCACGAAGAACACGTTGACGAAACGCACACTCAACTGTATCAGGATCATTAGAATCATGGCACAAAGGTGCATAGCCGGGTACAGCGCAGAAATTAAGTTTGCGGAACATGCGGCGTCGAACACGACGAACAAAAGGCACGCATGTTGTGACCTCGACACCATCAACAAATTTGGTGTCGGGCCGCTTAAGAGGCATCTCTACGACTCGAGCGCCCTCCGCAAACACCTTTCTTGCAGTGTGGAATGGATCAATTCGGGCTGCCTTAAGCAAACAGCCCCCGCCCAGAAAAAATTACGTCGCGAAAGAATCTGTTCAATAACAAGTTCAGTGCCTGTATAAAAAGCCAAAGCGTCACGATCAGGTATTGGCAAACAGGCCAAGCGGCGAATTTTCTGGCGAATAGTTGAACGGGCAGCCTCAACATTGGTTGTCCGATCAAAATCCGTAATCACACATGAGATCACATGTGGTATAAACGGTATGGCAACTCTCCGATGACGACGTGCACGTAAAATGACACAAATCAACGCAAAGCAAACTGGAAGGGATGTCAGTGCAGGGAACCACACATAATTGTAAGCTTCAATTAACCATTGTGCATGGTAACACTCATGTACCAACAATATGAAATGTAACGTCAGATATGCCATTGAAGTAAATGCCAAGACAAACCATGGCCAACGCACAGATGAAACGTTATGGACAATCTGACATACAATCATATTCTCCTTAATCTCAGTGACATTGCGATTTACACACAGTCGCTGATCTCCGGAATAGGGCAAATTCAAGGTCTGAAATTCAATTTCCTCTTCACGAACTTGATAGCCAACTTCGCGCGTCATAACAGAAGTTAGGTCACTTGTCGAAGGCATATGGCCACGCAATGTTGATCCAACAACATCGTGCGCCACATCCGTGACCAAAGCTTGCTGTTTGACCATCGGTTTGGGCACCACCTCTGTGGTCAAAGGGATTGAAACCTGCATGGGTGCCGAATGTGCTCGAACCGGGGCGGACAACGCAGTGGGATCTAACATAGGCTCATGAATTGCAACGGGGTGGATAACAGGCACCAACTCATGCATTTCATCTTCAACGTTGTCACTCAACCCAGCACCGAACACAGGACCGTGTAAATCACACCGTGGATGCACACTAGGCTCAAGGCCTGCGGCAGTTGCAGTTTGCGACGCCAAGCATGTAACTGTAGGAACAGGTGCCATTTCAACCGGGTGCTCCATGAACTTATGATAGTTCACAGAAAACGAACGGCGACTCTGGTACTTCTTACAGACTGCAAAACACACGGGACAAATCAGGTCCTTACAGTACGGGGCCAACTTTCCGGAATATGGGCATGGGCCAGGATTGGGCTCAATGCCTTCACGTAAAAGTGCTTCCTGTACTTGTTTGCGCGTTTGCGCAATATCCATTTTGCCTTTGTCTTCATCTAAATGATAGACACGTCGGTACTGCGTAGAAGAAGTCACGCCAAATTCACGCTGTATTTGACGATCTTTCTTGGACAATCCACCAGTACCCGACTGCACACGAACACGGTTGGCAATCTTTTCACGGAATGCTTTCTGTGCCTGAACATCAGTCCTCTCAGTATCTAAATACTTGGGAGCAGACCTTTTCCCTTTTCCTGAGAAGCCACGAGCATGAAAGGCTTTCAAAAAGGAACGCTCTTCACGTGCCAGAGTGCGTGCCTTGCCTTTCTTGCGGGCTACCGAACGATCAATCTGCATGGATTCAAAATCGTGCTGCAGATCAGAAACGCCTTCTAAACACTTTCCACGCTTACCACGAGTATGGCGGCGGAACGGGTTCGGGGGGTATGAAACCTTGTATTCGGCAACTCTAGGAACTTCCACCATGCAGAGTTGGACATGGTGGCACCAACATTAGCGCGTCGCATTTTCTGCGTTGTGACACTAACATGGCGGATGGTTGTGACAGGGCTCATCGGATTCACAACTTATCACTTCGGCGAGAAACGAGAAAGAAACGTC